ACCGCCGCGACGAAGCTGTGTAGATGCACGATCCAGCACGGCGCCGCTACGGCCGCGTGCGTCGACGCCTCCGGGCTCACAGGGACTAGCAGGTGCCTACTAGACGGGTGCGACGTCTATCCGTCTGCGACCTGCAACTCGACGAACGGCCTCGTCTACGGCGTCAACGTGGACATACGAAACACGGTCTTCCACAACACAACGGCGACGGCCGGCACGTATTCGTGCTTCAAGACCTCAAGCACAACGCTGAGCGCTACCGTTACCGGATGCGTGTTTGCGACGTCTGGCGGGGCGACGGTGACCTTTCTGGAGCTCGGTAGCTACACCGCCAGCTCGGTGTTCATGGAGTCGGGCAACACCTTTGCCTTCGGAGCTAACGACACCGCGTACAGCTACGCCCCTGCGTCGTCGAGCGTCTACGTGCAGCTGTGCACCCGAGAGCAGAGGTGGGTGGCTATCTCTGGGAACGCGACAACTCTAACGGTCGATTCCGATCAGTACGCGGTGGTGCACATCACGCGCACCGGCGTCGCCGCCTGCGATATCAGCCTCAACATTGCGGCTCCGGGTTCCACCCTGAAGATATTCGTCTGGAACTCCGGCGGCGGAGTGTCTGGGGCTATCGGCCTGGTGGGGTCAAACATAGCCGCCGAATCGGCTGCTTCTACGATCGCCGACGTCAACGCCCACATTTACGATTTGGCAGTCGTGGCCGGGGGCTGGCTCGTGCTCAGCGAGCGGCTTGACAAGGCGCTCTGATGCCGGTCAAACCCATCGACTTCGGCAACTCACAACAGAGCGGGGACCAAGCCCTGGCAGGGGCCTCGCCTGCTGCAATCAACGTTGTGCGCGACGGCCACGGCGCCGTGCGCAGGCGGCCGACGGTGCAGGCGTACTCTGGCGCCCCGGGAGGGGTGATCGAAGCGGGGGGCCTGCTCGGCATGCACAAGACCGTGACGGGGTCGCTCTACGCGGTAGGCAGCGGCACCCCGGGAAGGAACATCTACAGGGTGACGGCTGGGTCTGCCCAGAACCTTTCGACGCTTGCGAACTCAGACCTAATAGGCAGCGGTCGGCCGGTGTTCGCAGAGACCGAGGCTCTCCTGGTGATCGCTGGGGGCCGCGACATGCAGAAGATCGTGCTGGCCACCGACCTGTCCAGCAGACTGGGCGGAGATCCGCCAAAGGCGAGCCATGTCGCCGCTAACTCGCTTCGGCTGTCCGCAAACGATCTCGTGGTTGACCGTTCGAAGATCCGGTACTCGGACGTAGCCACGGGTACCACGGACTACTCCGGGCACGAGGACTGGGCCCTTGGAGGGGTGGGCACGGCCGGCTTCTTCAGCGCCGAAGCTCGCCCGGACCCGGTGCAGGCAGTGGGAGAGAATACCAACGAACTGTTCGTCCCTGGCTCGACAAACGTACAGGTGTTCACACCCGATCCGGCGCTCGTCTATGCCCCTACGTCGACCCGTGAGTATGGGCTTGCTGCCCCGTACAGCTTCTTCAAGGTGGACCAGGCCTTCGCGTGGCTGGACCACCGTCGCCGTTTCATCGGGAGCGACGGCCGGACGTTCGAGGACATCTCCGAGGGGATGGAGGCAACGCTCGATTCGATCGCCGACCCAAGCGACTGCTTCGGCTATCGGGTGAAGGAGGGCCCCGCTGACTGTCTGGTGTGGACGTTCCCCGGCGACGGCAGGACGTTCGCCTACCAGCGGAAGGGTGGATGGTCGCAGTGGCAAGGGCGCTCTGGCGGGGGGTGGTCGCAGTTCCCAGTGCTGTCCCATGCTCACGACCCGAACAACGACGACAACATCGTGGGAACGTCGGGCGGAGAGATCGGCATCCTTCAGATGGGTGGGTCCGACGACCTTGGAGACGATGTCGTCGCCCGGGTGGACACGGGCTTCTACAACCGCGGGACCGACCGCAGAAAGCAGTGCGTCTCCATTCGCCTGTCGTTCGAGCGGGGCGAGGCGTACCAGCCGACAGAGGAGCCGGTTGGCTTGCTCCAGTACGCAGACGCCCCAGGCAAGTGGAGCAACCCCAGGCGCATCCGGCTCGGGAGTGACGGCGGCGGCGCTCCCGTGGTAGCCTTCAGGAGCCTCGGGGTGTACCGCCGACGGGCCTGGAGATTCACGTTTTCTGCCCCTGTGGACTTGATACTCGCTGGGGCCGAAGAAGAATACGAAGTACTCGAGCAATAGAGGTAGGCGATGGGCAGTGAGAGCGGCGGCATATTCGGCATGATTGGCGAGCCACTCCGTGCAATAGGGCTGGAGCCAAGTTCGATCCCGCTCATCGGCGGGCTCTTCGGCCAGAGCCCCGCGGACCAGGCGGCTGTGGACCAGATGCGAGCCGCGTCGGCTGCGTACCAGGCGATGCGTGGCCCTGCGTCGGAAGCCTCCGCGGGCGCGATGCAGAACATGCTTCACGGGATAGGTGGGCCAGCCAACGCGGCGATGGGCCAAGTCTACGGGCCTACGGCGATGATGGACTTCAACCGCGCAGCGCAGAACCCCGTCACCCCTTCGATGCTAGGAGTCGGCCCAACCCCTCCGCCAAAGGAGGGCGGCTCGGAGGGCGCCTCGGGGTTTGGCTCGGTCTTCACCGGGTTGCTAGGGGGCTAACCGATGGGAATATCCGGAACGGTCGGGGAGAGCCGCGAGGGAGTTGGGCAGGCGATACGCGATGGAGTTGCGCGCACGGCGCCTCCGCCGGTGGACTACGCGAACCAGTCCAGCACGACTCTCCCACCGGGGATGAGCCAGCAGACCCCGGGCGTCGCTGAGCAGTTGCAGCAGATGAACGAGGG